TTGGCTTTTCTCTAAAGTATTTATCATGTAAAGGTTGAGAAAGATAAAAAAAAAGAGGAAGGATTTGAACCCTTCCTCTTTTGAGAGAGTGGAGACGTTGGTTTTCTTACGGACCAGTTGGACCTTGGGAATCCCAATTGTTCGTAACTTCCTCTTCCTGCGGACTACGTTCGTAGCCACTGAACGGATTACCAGCAGCAGTACCAGCAGTCGAATCGTCCACATCACCTTGGAAGTTCACGTTGATGATACGGTAGTAGTTTTGGCTACCGAAGAGATTGCTGACAAGAGCATAACGAGTCATGACACCGAGGTTGGTATGGAACGACTCAGGAGCTTTTGCTTCGTCAAACATGACTGGAACGTAAGGAGCATAAATGATACCAGCATCATTCGGAGTCGTACCCTTGTAACCAACGATTACATAATCCGAAGTTGCGAAGATGTCACGGTATACTTTATAGCGACCAATGGTTCCGATGTAAGCATTCGGAGCAGCAGTACCAAGAGTGTTCAACTTACCATCTTGCGTCCAAATCGTGAATTCCGGAAGACTTTCAAGAACCGAACAAACACGCGGGGAAGCAATAAGGAAGTTACCAGCACCAATGCGGTTTGCAACTGCAATTTCGTTAGCTGCATTGTTGATGATGGTCATAAGGGTGCGATAACGTTCGATCTGCCAACGACCATCCGCTGTGGTTGTGTAGTTCCAAGTCAACACACCACCGGCAATTGCGCGGTTACGAATAGCTGCAAGAACTTCTTGGTCCACTTCAGCAGTAATTTCATAACTCATAACATCCGTAAGTTCCTTGCGAATGTCAACGCTATGCATTGCGTGAAGGTCTTGCTGAACTTCGATTGGAAAACGTGCGCGAAGTTTACGAGTGTGTGCGCGAATTTCCTTATTGATGATGCTGATACCAACTTCTTGTGCATCATAAGTGGTAGGACCACCACAACCGTCAATGCTATCAAAGAGACGGCTATCACTACCAATACGTTCGCCAGCCCAACCAGTCACCGGACCTGTCCAGCTAGGATCAGGTTGTGCCTTATCCACATCACCTTCGATGTTGGAATAACGATCTGCACATGCTTGGTAGTTGGAATCGTCGGGGTCTGAACTTACACCACGAATTTCAACCCCACCATTTTGCGACAAGCGGTGTCGGCGAAGTGCGTAGGCAAGACCAACCGGACCACTCATGGTTTGTACTGCAACAGTATCATGAGCGATAAGACCGGGGAACACACGACGAACCATCGGAATCGTGAGTTTCTTCATAACGCTAATATCAGCGATAGAAGTTCCACCGTCTTCCGTAAGATAATCAAACTGGTTCTCAAGTACGAGAGCAGTTGACATCTTCTTATACGGATCATCGATTTCTTCGAGGAATCCTTCACGATCCCAACGAGTCAAAATTTCCTCGCGTGGGTCGGCAACAAGATTGTTGAAGTCGTATTTTTTACCCATTTCTTTTTCTCCATTCTCGTAATAAAACGTGTAGATTGTTTTTCTAATTCTATTTAGTATAAGAACCTAAACAAATTATAAAAATTTTTTACTTTTTTTAGATAACCTTTGCCTTACGAATCGTCGAAAGAAAGTCTCCGAGAATTTCTTCTTCATTGAATACTTTCTTTGCTGCTTCAATTTCTTCCTTGTTCTTTCTTGTATCATCTTCGTTTAGAGTTGTCTGATTTTCCATAACTTTTTTCTTGACAACTAGAAAACGAGATTCGACCATATCAGCCGTTGTGCAATCTTCCAACAGAGTTTCTACTTCTCGCTTCTGTGCTGGCAACATTCCTTCTGTCAATTGAGCAACCTTCAAATCTCTTTCTGCTTCTACCAATTTTGTACGCAACATACGTTTTTCATTGCGTTCTTTTTCGATTGCCTTATCCAAATCTTCGTTGATTACAAAACCAGCTTTACTCATTCCTCTTGTAATTGCTTCAAATGATTCCTTCAATTGGTCACGTTCTTCAATAGCAAGAATAGCATCTGAGGCAAGTTCTTTTGCTTGTTCTTCTGCCAATTTCTCAACCAACTTGGGTGCAGTTTCCTTGAAGTGTGTTACCAATTCTTCCTGTGTCTTTTTCATCTTGACAACCTTATCCGCAGAATTCATAATGACAGAACGACAAATTTTCTCTGTCTCTTCTGTAATCTGCTTCATCTTGTTATCAATCTTTTTAGTAAGTGATTCTTGTAGTTTCTTCTGAATCTTGGATGCTGCTGATTCTGCAACAAATTGGGTATACTTCTTGACAAATGCTTTGTTCTTTTCATGCACCCGTTCTTCCACAAGAGTATCAATAATTTTCTTGAGTTCTTTCTTTTGTGATTCAGTCAGAACATCACTGGAATCGACAACAGATTCTTCCTCAACTTTAGAAGCATAATCTTCAAGTTCTTTTTCGCTCATACTGTCGTACATGTCTTTCGCTGCACCTTGAAGTTCACTAACATCTTTTTCTCCACGTTTAGCAGCTAATGCAACACCGGCAGCTTTTCTTTGTTTTTCGCTTTTTGCTGGCATGAATTTATTCCTCTTTATCTGTAAATAGTTCGTCTATGATATCTTCACTACATTCATCTAATGATTCTTCCAGACATTTATCAATCAATGCTAATTCGTGGTCTTCGTTGACTTCTGAATCTTCTTCGAAGAATTTGGCTTTTTTCACAATTCGTTCAAGTTGTCGTTGTAAACGATTCATACTATCTCCGTTATTATTATTTAGTGTTTTACCGTAAACTATTTAGGAAATTCTTGATAGCGGAATACACTTTTTCGTTTTTGTCATTTGCGCGAACTGGCATAACCTTCAATTGCTTCTCGAAAATATGGTAATTTTCTTCGTTCAGTTCGATAACATCTCCGGTTGAATCGTTGAGGATATATTGCTTTTCTTCTTGGATAGCTTCAACGTAAGCATCTGGCGCACTTGGACTTGCAACAATGTCTATAGCCATTAGTACAAAATTATCAACAAGATCGCAGTCTTCTTCTTGCCATTTGGATTTGTTAGCCGAACCAAGACCTCTGGAAGATACACCAACCTTTGCTCCACTTTTGATCAAACCACGAAGAATCTTACCCATAGGACAATCTTCGTGTGCCACTCTTGCTCGACCATAAAAGTCGTTTCCTTTCGCAATCAAATTTTCAATCAGAATACAAACCCGTTCCAGATTGATCTTAGGACTCTGTGGATGAGATAGTTCACCGTAAGCACAATTCCGGGCAATATAATTGTCCTGATATTCTCTTACTGCCTTTTCAAGAATACTTGTTGGATAGACCCTTTTGTTGTTGTTCTTGACATCACCTTGAAGGAAGATTCCTTCTACAAAATAGTTTCCTTCTTTTTCCTCTGTCATGATCTGATCTTCGCACATATATTCACGCATCATGCGCCCAACTGTCAGACCATTATTCTTTCCTGTAGGAATTGCTTTGAGCATTTTATTTGTCCTTACTTTTCGAGGTTGATGATATCTGTCAAGAGTTCTGCAACTTCTTCCGGTCTTTTGACTGGAGAATCTTCTGTGTTGATCATATATTTTAGTGCCATAATGAATTCACGAAATCCCATTTCATCGACAAGTTCTCCCATTTGAGACATTTGTTTGGGGTTGATCCCTTCATCCAAATGCTTGCGTTCCATTTCAACTTCTTCCAAAAACGATGTAAGATTTTTTGACATTAGAATTTTCCTGTCGGTGAATTAGGATTGAGTTTTTGGTTCTGTACCTTTTTCTTGTTTGCACTTGCCAGTTTGGATTTAGACTTGATGTTTCCTTTTGTTGCACCTAACTTTCTTCTTATTTGTTCTTTTGCGCTCATGGTTTTTGTTCTTAGCTTTCCCGATTTGGAATGCTCTACACGTTGACCGGGAGTTTCTGCTTTCTTCATCTTTTTCATCTTGCCACCTGTTACCTCTACTTTATTTATCATTTCTTCTAAGGTTTGGAAATAAGAATCCAAATCTTCTGATACATGTAACTTAGAAAAGTCAATATCATCTTCCATTTCAACATCGTCAAGATCAACAGGTTTGATTCTTTTTTGAGATTTGGTTAGAAGTTCAGAAGGTATATGTGATATATCACCCACATGAGTAGAAAATTTACCATACGAATTTCCAAGTAATTTTATTTTGTTATCTTTGATGATTTCATATTGATTGCCATAATTAGTTTCAAATTTGGTTCCAATCGGCCAATCTTTGATATATTCATGATGCTTTGCTGCTTCTTCTCCACTTATCCAACCTTCTTTATCATTCTTGTCTGACGTTTCATCGTCTAGTTTGTTCAAAATATAGAACATAGTCAAAGGAAACCAAATATTCTTGATTCCTTCTACTCGAATCATTACTCCACTATCTGCACTCATTTTCTTTTCTTTGACTTTGACAATATCCCCCAAGTCGATTGAAGATTGTCCAAATGCATTATGAGTATAAAGATAGTCACCTTTCTTTACACCTGTTAGTGGAGTCTTTTTTGACGTTTCGATCAATCCCCAATCTGAATCCTTGAAGTGTGCAATATCTCCTTTTTCAAGATTGGGTTTTATTGTATCAATAATTCCTCTTTCTTGGTTTGATTTATCTTCTTTCTTTTTTGGTTCATTGACTTGAATTTTACTGAATGCAGTAAGGTTTGTTTTTGCGTCCATAACCACATATGAATTTATATTCTTGTTCAGCATATCAATTTTACCATCATTATCTGGATCATTCATCTTTTGATAGACTGTACTACCTAATCTAACCAAAGAATTCTTAGGAAGGTCTTCTAACGTTTTATATTGGTCAGAGACTTCTTTAGCTGTTTGCCAATTCGATTTATCTTTGGAGTCTTCATCAACAATCTCTACTTGGATATCAGAATAATATTCACCATCCCCCATATGTTTTGCCGTATACAAAAGAAGTTTATTTGTTCCGGATTCTCTGTTTAGAGGATAGGAATTGACTTTCTTGGGGACTTTCAAAACTAAACTCGTTTTATCACCCGCAAACGATTCATCGATAACACCCAATACTGTAGCTGTTTGTGATGTTACAGAAGATTGAAATTCTTTCGAACCTAATCCCCATTTATGAATCTTTAGCTTATCTCCAACCTTGATGTTATTACCATGCATATCCAAGTAATCTGTTTTCGCACCTTGTTTATTTGTCACAACTTTGTCGGGGTCTTTCAAATCTCTGAATTCATCTTCTTCGGAAGACCCGTCATTATCTGGTTTATATTGATCAAAAACTGAGTATGGTGGTTGAACAGAAACAAAGTCTTTCAAAGATAAAGGTGTCTTATAAGAGATTTGTTTTTTACGAACATTTCCGTCTTTGTCTAGTTTTTTGAACGTAGTTTCTTTAGCTGATTTTGTTGTATTGGTCATTGTATAGATTGTGCCATTAGGAACTTTGAACTTTGTTCCAATTGGAAAATCGTCTGTGTTTTCATATTTGTCTAAGATGTCAATTGTATTGATCCAATCTTCATCGTTCGATTTTTCTGATTTCTTCTTACTCTTGCCCATTTTCTGAATGGTTGGATTACCAACTTTCGTTTCTGATGTTGCATTATCGTAGAGTTTCACCGTTGCGTTATCGAATGCTTTCACCGCTGCGTTATCGTATGCATACACCGTTGCGTTATCGAATGCTTTCACCG